CGGCGCTGGTGGAGCTCGCGAAGGGCTTCGCAGGCTTCGTCAAGTTTTTGGTCGACAACGGCGGGCTGATCGGCGGATTAGCGAAATTTGCTCTTCAGATGGGCGCGGTAACGCTGGCCATCAAAGGTTTCATCGCTCTTCAACCGGCAATTGTCGCCACATTCGCATCTTTCCAGCTCGGTGGAGCGCAGGCTGCTGCGTCGGCGGCGTTGGCTGCGCCCAAGGTTGTCGCGCTTGGTAGAGCGCTCAAGGCTCTCAGCCTGATCGGCGTTATCACGATTGGCATTGACTTGGTCGTCAAGGGCCTTAGCGATTACAACAAGCTCAAAGGGGAAATCGAAGCTCTTCGGGGCTATGACCCCAACAAGACATTCGCTGGCGCCACTCGGGAGACCGTTTCCGGCGCGGTCAAGCAAGCCAGGGCGGATCTCGTCAAGTTCCAGAAAGAGCTGAAAGCACTTGAAGGTCGGCAATGGCAAACGCTAATTCCCGGTTCGCAGCTCTTCGGCGCCGGACCCCTTGACTACTACAAGGACAAGAAGGCGCTCGAGGTTCGTATTGCCCGTGCTCAAAAAACGATCACCAGCCTTGATCCGCTGAAGTTCCGCACGGAGATTGATGTTGAGAGGGAAAATCTCCGCAAGCTGAGGGAGCAGCTCACTGATTTTGCTGATCCGCAGGACGGGAAGGGCGACAAGGACACGAAACTAGCTGACAAAGCCCGCAGAGACGCCGAGCAGCTTGCTGCCGAACGCCAGCGCCTTGCCGAGGCAGGCGCACAGGCACAGATTCGTCTGTCGGAGGCAGTCTTCCGGGCACAGACGGACTTTGATCGCAAGCGTTTTGAGCTCCAGCAGGAGCTGATCAACCGGGAACGCGATCTCCGCATCGCGTCACTGACTGGTGTGGCTGCCGAGACTGCGTCGCAGACGGCTCAATTCTTCCGCACAATCGACGAGCTGCGACAGCGCACTAGGCAGGCAGCCGTCGACGCGGCGGGCAGCCAGCGGACGTTGCAGAACGCGAGCTTCATGAACTCTGTCACAGGGGCCCCGGCCACTGCTGGCACTGCAGCACCGAAGGTCGGAGGCTTCACGCCTCAGCAGCTCAGCAGCGCAACGGCAGCGGCGTCGAGGTTTACCGGCGTCGCGAACATGTGTTCCGAGTCGGTGAAGGCGTTCTATAAATCGCTCGGGATCACCCTGCCCGGCGTCACCGCCTGGGCCGACACGGTGCGCAAGGCTGGCACGGTCATGCGTGACTGGAGCAAGCTGAAGCCCGGCGACATCGTCGCGACTGGTCGCCCCGGTGACACGCCTCACGTCGGCGTCTACACCGGCGGCAACAACGTCTTCCATCAATCCCGCAAGCGCGGCCTGCAGGCTGGCAATTATCCCGACCTCGACTACTTCCGTAGTGGTTACTTCGTCCGACCATCCGCCATGGGGGGCAAGCTCCCAGCTGGTCAGGCAGGCCAGATGCGCCGCAATGTTGCCGATCAGGGCGATGTTGCGATAGCCCAGGTCGATTTCGACATGGCGGTCAAGTACAAGGATCTTCTTGAGGAGATGGTGCAGAAGCGCCTTCCTCAGGAGGTGCAGCTGTTTGCACTCGAGGGGGCCAAAGCTTACAAGGACCAGTCGCAGGCACTTCGCGACAACGTGGCCGAGCTGGAGAAGCGCCAGGAGCTTGAGAACGCAGGCGCTCGGCAGGAAGTGATGGATAGCGAGCTTAAGAAGTCTCAGCTCACTCGTGATTACACCAGACAGATTGAGCAGCTCAACGATGATCTCAAGCAAAAAGAGGTACTGGAAGATTCCACTGGCGTAAAGGCCGAAGGAATCCGGGCCCGGATCGCTGCCATCACACAGGGTTATGCAGATCAGAAGGCTGCCCTCGATGAGCTGACTGCAGCCCAGATCGCCTTCAACGACGCTCAGCGCTTCGGCCAGGACAATCGCATCGGCATGGGCATGAAGGAAGGCGTGCAGAGCTACGTCGAGTCGATCGGCACGATGCGCGAGGCCACGGCCCAGCTGACCCAGAACGGCATCAAGGGTCTTGAGGATCAGATCTTCAGCCTCGTCACCACCGGCACGGCCAACTTCCGGGAGTTCGCGGCTGACATCCTGCGGCAGACGGCTCGGATGATTATCCAGCAACTGGTGCTGCGCACCATTTTCCAGGGCCTCGGCCTTCTCGGCGGTGGCGGCATGTTCGGTGGTGGCTTTGCGAATGGCGGTGTCTTTGGCGGCGGTGTCGCGAAGTTTGCCAGGGGCGGCATTGTCGATAGCCCCACGATGTTCAAGTTTGCCAAGGGCGGATCCATGGCAAATGGCGTCATGGGCGAGGCAGGCCCCGAAGCAATCCTGCCACTGAAGCGCGGCGCCAACGGCAAGCTCGGCGTGCAGGTGGTGCCGTTTGCCAAGGGCGGGATGTTTGAGGACATGAGACTTAAGGATCAGCTCATCCGGTCGATGTTTGGCCGTGGCGGCCGTGGCGGTGGTGGCGGCTATGGCGGCGGCTATGGCGGTGGTGGTGGCGGTGGTGCCAGCAGTCTGATCGGCGGCGTGTTCTCCAACTTCGGCTCAGTTCTTGGCAGCGTGATCGGCGGGGCGTTGAAGCAGCCCAAGAAGTACGCCAAGGGCGGGATCGTCGACAGCCCGACGCTGTTTAAGTTCGCCAGTGGCGGCGCGTTCCAGACCGGTCTGATGGGCGAGGCCGGACCCGAGGCAATCGTCCCCCTGCGCCGCGGCCGCGATGGCAGGCTCGGTATCAGCGGAGGCGGTGGCGGCAATGTTACCGTGAATGTTGCAGTCGATGCTTCGGGGAGCAAGGTGCAGGGCGACTCCGGCAAAGGTGAGCAGCTCGGTCGGGCAGTGTCTCAGGCCGTTCAGGAGGAGCTGCTGCGGCAGAAGCGTCCTGGTGGTCTGCTGGCGGCCTGATCATGACCGACATTGCGCTGCCAGCCCTAACGCCAGTTTTCCCGATCACCAAAGTCGTGAGGCCGCGGCAACGGCAAGCCAAACTGCCGGATTGGGGCATCGAGCAGCGCGACACTATCGGACAAAATCAGACCTCGCCGGAGTGGAACGTCAAGTGGATCCTGCTGCCGACAGAAGCCAACATTCTCGACGCATTTCTGGCAGAGCGAGCCAGTCGAGGCGAATGGTTTCTGTGGACGCCTCCAGGCGGTGTCGAAGGCCGGTATCGCTGCGACAACTGGACGAAGGTACTCCCTAACTGCACTTGGCGGGAATTTCAGGCCACCTTCCGGCAGGTCTACAGCTACGAAGTGCTCGTATCAAGTTCGTCAAGCGCAAGTGATCCCAGCTTCGCTTCAGTTTCGCTGCTGCTTCACATGGATGGCAATAATGGCAGCACAACGTTTACCGATAGCAGTAGCGCAACGAGGACAGTGACTCGGTATGGCAACGCCCAAATCAGCACAGCGCAAAGCAAGTTTGGCGGAGCCAGTGGATACTTTGATGGAACCGGAGACTACTTGGCAGTTCCAGCCAACTCCGCCTTTCATTTTGGAACTGGGGACTTCACCGTGGAGTGCTGGGTCAGGCCTCAGGCAGATGGCACTCGCTGGATTGCAGGCATCTGGTCGTATGTGAGCCCAGGCGCCCAAGCGTGGGCGCTTTACACCGACGCATCTAGGTGGAAGTTCGTCGTTGACCCCGACGACTATGTCGTCAACACGTCCACATCGGTTCCCCAATTGAATCAGTGGACGCATGTTGCCTGTGTTCGGCAGGGAACTAAGTTTATGATGTTCATAAATGGCATTAAAGAATCTGAAACGATAGTGTCTAGCTTTACAATGAACAGTGGAAGCGGTGACCTGACAATTGGCACAGTGGCAAGTGCGCCTTCAAATACTTTTTTCACGGGCCACCTTGATGACCTTCGGATTACCAAAGGCGTCGCTCGCTACACCGAAGATTTCATAGTACCAGTGGCTGCGTTCCCGGGCCTCTCGGTGCCTCTCGATCCATCTTTTTCCAGCGTGTCACTGCTACTCCACATGGATGGCAGTAATGGCAGCACTACGTTCACCGATAGCAGCTCAAACACGCTGACTGTGACGGCCAACGGCAACGCTCAGATCAGCGCAACGCAGAGCAAGTTTGGCGGTGCTAGCGGTTCCTTCGACGGAACAGGCGACTATCTAAGTCTGACTATGAGCGGCGGCCTCGGCAGCGGTGACTTTACAATTGAGTTTTGGTATTACAAAACAGCAGATAGCGGATTCCTGTTTAATTCGCGTACCAGCGGCACTGGAGCCGATGGTGTAGACATTCGGCACGACCTTCAGCTGACCACCGCTGGTGTATTCATTTTCGGTGGCGTTACGGTTAGCACAAATGCCTGGCACCATGTTGCATTTGTGCGCAGTGGCAGCACAATCACACGCTACATTGATGGCAGCGCCGACGGGACAGCGACTAATACTACTAATTACAACGGCAGCGCCTTGCGTATTGGAGGAAGCGAGCACGGAAACATCGGCTATCTGAATGGGTATATGGACGATTTCCGTATCACGGTCGGCGTAGCTCGCTACACCGCCAATTTCACGCCGCCGACAGCGGCGTTCCCGAACGCATGAAACACGTCTTCGTCAAATCCGAGGTGGCAAAACAGCGGCTGGCAACCTGCCTCGCCTGCGAACACCTTCGCCCATTTATTCAGCAATGTGCCCGCTGCGGATGCTTTATGCCAGCCAAGGCTAGGCTGGAAGCTGCGAAGTGCCCGGAAGGGAAGTGGTAGGCCATGGCGACCTTCCCGGCCATCCCCCCTGTTCACCCTGCACCCCAGCGAACCTCGGCGTCGTCGGGGCTGCTTCTGCTCGGTGACGGCTATGAGCGCGCCACCCAGTTTGGTCTTAACAGCATACGCCCAGAGTGGCAGCTGGTGTGGGAGGTCACGGCGGCAGATGCAGGCACGATCGAGGCCTTCCTTCAGGATCGCGCTAATGCGGGCGAGTCGTTCGACTGGCAGCCGCCAGACGCAGCGATCGCCTTTCGGTGGCGATGTGACGAGTGGAATGTAGAGCAGACCGCGTTCAACTGGTATCGCGTTTCAGCGGCGTTTAGACGAGTGTTTGAGTTGTCGACGGCGCCGGTGCTGACGCCGGTGACGGCGACCTGCGTAGACGACGCGCTGTGCGAAACCGACTTAAGCACAGGGCTTGGGCCGGAAGTCATCGTGGAAGGCATGCTTGACCCTAATGGCCTCAACTATTTCTACGAGCTTTGGACGATGACGATTATTACGCAAACATTCTACGGTGGCCCCTGTCTGAACTACGGTCCGGCGTACTGGACTGATTTTCGGCTTCCGCTCACTGGATTTTACAGCACAATCGGCACTGGTGGCTTGCAATACACCCCTGGCCCCATCACTTCCTATGTTTGCGAGTCTGTTTACTCCGGCCCTGATTACATTACTCGCTCCTACACCAACTCGTCCGGAACTTTCGAAACATCTGACATCGGAGGCAATGAGAATTTCTTCTCCCAGTTCTCGACAACCCCTATCACATCATGGTCAGTGAAAGTGATTTTCGCGCCTGCAAACCCTGCTAACGGTATTAGCGCAATCCTGTTCTTCTGAAGATCGCAAGCATGGCCACCTTCCCCTCTATTGCCCCCGTCCACTCGGCACCGAAGCGAACCTCAGAACCAGAGGGAGTGTTCAGCCTTGGCGATGGCTATGGGCGCTCTGCTCGATTTGGACTGAATAGCGTCCAGCCAGAATGGCAGTTGACCTGGGAGGTCAGCGCGCTAAACGCAAATAGAATTGACGTTTTTCTTCAGGAGCAGTCAAACACGGGCGCTTCCTTTGACTGGCAACCACCAGACAGAGCGACAGTTGTGCGTTGGCGCTGCGATGAGTGGACGGTAGAGCAAACTGAGCACAACTGGTTTCGCATCTCTGCGACATTTAGGCAAGTGTTTGAGCTAGCGACCGCGCCGCTCGTAATACCGGAGGCTGTCTACTGTTTAGACGACGTGCTTTGCGAGACTGATCTTGGCGGCGGCGGCGGAAGCGGCAGCACGTTTAATCCATTGGTTTACACATACGTTCGGTGGAAAGGTGTTTGGAAGTACGCGCTAGCCGGATCGGATCCGTATTACAAAATCGCAAATGCAGCGAGCGACTGGATAAATTTGACTTCTATTACTCATCTAGCTCATCGAGTCGATATTCCCAGCATATATACCTTCCTCGAGCCCAAGGGTCTTATCAATCCCTGGATAGCTTCAGTTGAAGTGCGTTTTACGTCGACATCAAATTATGCAGACTTTTACATGCTTAAGATTGTCGATCAGTCTGGTAACATTGTGTATAACAATTTTCCGTACTGTCAGGGATACTTTGGCTACGGGTTCGTGGGAGCAACCGACCTGCTATTTTCCGCCAAGGGCGTATGGGAGTTCTCTAACGACGCCTCTACAGTTGCAATTACCTGGGCAGGCCCACCATCATGACCGTCACCCCCGAAGTTCGCGCCGAGCTTGCCTCGCTTCACCCCAGCGCCGTGATCGAGCTATTCGAGGTCAAAACCTCGGCTCGTCTTCACGGCGCGTGCGAGGTCTACCGGTTTCACTCTGGCGTCAACGCCAAGGCGGTAAGCGGTCACATGGTCTGGAATGCCCGCACCTACTACGCCTGGCCGGTTGAAGCGGAAGGCTTTGAATACACCGGCAACGGTGCGCTACCGCGGCCCAGGGTTCGCATTGCCAACGTGAACGCAGCGATTACCGCGATCCTGCTGGAGGTGAACCAGTTTGCTACGGGCTCCGACCTGGTTGGGTCAGAGGTGAAGCGGATCCGCACGCTGGCGCGCTTTCTGGATGCTGCCAATTTTCAAGACGACATCAATCCCTTCGGAACGCCAGACCCGACAGCAAGCCTTCCCGAGGAGATTTACTACATCGACCGGAAGTCGGTGGAGACGCCAGAAGTCGTCGAGTTTGAGCTGGTTGCGGCGTTTGACTTGGCTGGCGTCAGGGCCCCCAAGCGGCAGACCATCAACAACGTCTGTCAGTGGCGCTACCGCGGCGCAGAGTGCGGGTACGCCGGAACCACATACTTCAACGAGAACGATGACCAGGTGTACGCAGCATCGCTGGATGTCTGCGGCAAGCGCCTCACCAGCTGCGAGGCAAGGTTCGGAGTGAATGCCGAGCTACCCTTTGGTTCGTTTCCCGGAATCGGGCAGTACAACTTTTAATGCAAGACGCCACTCGGGCCGAGGCCCTTGCCCATGCTCGCCAAGAATTTCCTCGAGAGGCCTGCGGTCTTGTGGTCGTCGTGAAGGGGCGAGAGCGTTACGTGCCCTGCCGCAACCTGTCTGTCGATCCGCAGGACATGTTCATCCTGGATCCGTCGGACTACGCCGCCGCAGAAGACCTCGGAGAGATTGTCGCCGTTTTTCACAGTCATCCGGTAACTTCCGCGACCCCGAGTGATGCCGATCGGGTTTCATGCGAAGCCTCCGGCTTGACATGGGTGATCTGCAATCCGAACCTTGAGACATGGGCGCAGATTGAGCCCTGTGGTTACAAGGCCCCGCTGATTGGCCGTCAGTGGGTCTGGGCGGTGACGGACTGCTGGACGCTGGTGCGTGATTGGTATGCGGAGAAAGGCTTGCCGCTGCCGGACTGGTCGCGGCCTGCCACGCCCGAAGAGTTCGAGCAGCGCCCCATCTTTGATGACTGCTGGAAAGAAGCCGGTTTCAGCTTGCTGCCGGAGGAGGAGGAGATGAAGGTCGGAGATGCGGTGCTGATGCAGATTGGCGGCAGTGGATTGAATCACGTCGGCGTTTACATCGGCGACCAGCTGCTCCTTCATCACATCCGCGGCCGGCTGAGCAGTCGCGACATCTATGGCGGCTGGCTGCAAAAATGCACCGGGAAAATCCTCAGGCATTACGATTGGCAGAGGCTTCAGGCGGACGCGTGATGCGGATCATCAAGGTCTACGGCAAGTTGGCTCGAGAGCTTGGACAGCGTGTGTTCCGGGCAGAGGTCGAGACCGCGGCCGAGGCCGTTCGATTCCTGATCGCCAACTTCCCTCATATCGAGGGCCACATGGCCCAGCAGCACTACCGGGTGCGAGTTGGGCGTCACACGATCGACGAGGAGAGCCTGCATTATCCGGTTGGCGCTGAAGAAGCGATTTCCATCACCCCGGTAATCGCTGGCCGCGGAGCAGTGGGACGGATCATCGCCGGGGCCCTGCTGATCGTGGCGTCGTTCCTAATCCCAGGCGTTGCTCTGTTCGGCATCGCACTGGCGCCCCTGGCCCTTGGCATCGGCGCCAGCCTTGTCCTGGGAGGCGTTGCGCAGCTGCTATCACCGGTCCCGACCACAAACCTTGGCGACAAGGATCCGAAGGCTGAGTCGTACAGCTTTTCAGGCATTCAGAACACCAGTCGATCTGGCTTGCCGATCCCGATCATCTACGGCGAGACTGTCGTGGGTAGCATCACCATCAGTGCTGGCATATCCATCGAGGCGATCTGATGGCACCACGGATTGCTGGAGCGGGTGGTGGTGGTGGCGGATGCTTTCTCGGTCACACGCTGGTGCGGACACCGAGTGGTCAGTGCCGGATTGATGAGCTGCGGCCCGGCGACCTGGTGCTCAGCTTCGATGATCGCGGCGAGATCCACGAAGCGAAAGTCCTTAAAGTCCACGTCCACGAAGGCGAGCGGGTGGTGCGCTACCGGCTGTGGGGCGGCGCCGTGCTGGACGCCACACCCAACCATTGGGTGCTCAACCAGTTCAACGCTTTCGTCGAGATCGACACACTTGGCAGCGACGACTGCCTGGTCGACGAGAACACCCACTTGCGGCCGATCGTTCAAAAGGCCGAGCTTTGCATTGGCACTGTCTACAACCTCACAGTCGAAGGCCATCACACCTTCATTGCTGGTGGCATCAGGGTCCATAACGCCGGCCTCGGCCTAGGGGCAATCTCCGGCAGCGGCGGCAAGAAGAAAAAAAGTAAAGGCGGTGGCGGCACAACGGCGCCCGATTCACTCAACTCAGCCGCCTATGCGCGGATCGTCGACTTAATCGGCGAAGGCGAAATCCAAGGTTTTCCTTCGGCACGTAACTACACCCAGGACACGACAGAGTATTACACGGCGATGCTCAAGGACATCTACCTTGACAAGACGCCAATTCTTCGCGCAACAGCAAATCCGTTGAGCCCGCAGGCCACGGATTACAACTTTCAGAATGTCACGGTTACCCCTCGGTGGGGCACGCAGAATCAGAGCTACATTCCCGGCTTTAGCGCAGTCGAAAACGAGCGAGCTGTCGGCGTCGCCGTTCTGGCCGACGCCCCCGTCACGCGAACAATTACAGACTCAGATATTGACCGCCTGAGCATCAACCTGACCTTCCCTGCGCTCCAGCAGTTTGCCAGCAACGGTGACATCACCGGCACCAGCGTCCGGTATCAAATTCAAGTCGCATACGACGGTGGCGGCTTCAATGTCGTAGCCGACCAGACTGTCACAGGCCGCACTGGAGATCAGTACCAGCGCAGAAACGTCATCAACATCTCGGGCGCATTCCCAGTACAGGTCCGGGTAGTACGGATCACCCCTGACAGCACCGATACCAAGCTGCAGAACTCATTCAGCTGGGGAAGCTACACCGAGATAACGGACGCCAAACTGCGGTATCCAGCTTCGGCATTGGTAGGGATTCAGGTCAATGCCAAAGACTTCAGCGCTATCCCTTCTCGCTCTTATCGCGTGCGGGGAATCAAAATTAAGATCCCTACTAACGCCACCGTCGATCCCGAAAACGGCCGGTTGATTTATAGCGGAACGTGGAATGGCACATTCAGTCCTGCTACGTGGTGTTCGGATCCAGCGTGGTGCCTGTGGGACCTCCTTACAGAATGCCGCTATGGATTCGGGCAACATATTCACACTCGACACCTCGACAAATGGGCGTTCTACCAGGCGAGCGTCTATTGCAACGAGCTGGTTTCTGACGGACGGGGTGGCCAGGAAGCGCGCTTCTCTTGCAACATCTCAATTCAGAACCTGACGGAGGCTTACAAGCTCATCAACGACATGTGCTCCGTCTTCCGAGCCATGCCGTATTGGAGCGCCGGGTCTCTCACTGTTGCGCAGGATCGGCCCAGTGATGCCGTCTACCTTTTCAACCAGGCAAATGTAAGCGAGGAAGGCTTTCAATACAGCGGCAGCAGTCTGAGGACACGTCACACGGTTGCTGTGGTTGGCTACCTCGACACCGAAAATCAGGAGGTGGCCTACGAGGCTGTCGAGGATCTCGCGGGGATCGCCCGCTACGGCGTCGTGACCGCAGAGATAACTGCCTTTGCTTGCACCAGCCGCAGCCAGGCCTATCGGGTGGGCGAGTGGCTGCTTTACACCGAGCAGAACGAAACAGAGACCGTCACCTTCAAGGCTGCGATGGATTCCGGCATCGCGGTGCGCCCTGGCATGGTTGTCGCCATCTCGGACCCACTGCGCGCAGGCGCTAGGCGTGGTGGCCGCGTGGTCTCCGCAACCAGCAACAACATCGTCATCGACGAGGCTGCGGCGACAAACCTGCCACTAGGCTCAGCGCCCGAGGTCATGGTGGCATTGACTGACGGCACCGTGGCGATCAAGCCCGTCACCGGCGTCAGTGGATCGACGATCTCAATCAGTGGCCCCTGGTCCGCATCCGGCGCCCTGCCCTTGGTCGGAGGCGCCTTTATCTACAACGACAACAGCATGGCCGCGTCGACGTGGCGGGTCCTCGGCGTTCAGGAGCAGGACGGAGCCTACTACTCCATCTCAGCGATCTCCTACAACCCGAACAAGTACGACTACATTGAGCGAGGCAGGTCGTTGGTCAGCAAGACCTACTTGCCGCTGACAATTCAGGCGCCAGCCGACCCGCAAAACGTGAGCACCGAAGTCGTCAGCTATGAGTCCAACGGTCAACTGGAAAGCAAACTGATCGTCAGCTGGCAGAGCGATCCAACAGCTGTCGAGTATGAAGTGCAGTACAGGCTGGTGAGCTGATGAGTTACAACTGGCAAACGATCACGACAACAGTCTCCTCAGTGGAGATACCGACCTCTGGCACCGGGACCTATGAAATCCAGGTGGTCGCGATTAACGGTCTTGGCGTCCGATCTAACGTCACTCAGTTCACTCAGTCGGTCTCAGCGCTGGCCACGGTGCCATCGAACATCACCGGCGTCACGATTACGCCGATCGATCAGGCGACGGGGCTGCTCACCTGGGACGCGGTGTCGGACATAAGCGTCCTGGTCGGCGGCAAGGTGCTGATCCGCCACGAGCCGGTCATGAGCGGTGCTACGTGGGAGACGAGCAGCCAGCTCGTGCCCAACGTTGCCGGCAATCAGGCTGCAGCTGTGGTGCCGCTCCTTGAGGGCACCTATCTGCTAAAGGCGTCAACCAGCGGCGGGGTCCGCTCGTCGGTCGCGGCAACCACTGTTGTCGACCTGCCAGCGCCACACCCGCGGCTGCTGGTGAACTCAATCCAAGAGGACGCTGCTGGCTATCCCGGGGCGTTCAGCAGCATGTATTACAGCGCCGAGCGCGGCGGCCTGTCGATCGACAACAACATTCCAATCGATACGCTTGCGACCGACGGCGACTTTGATGCCCTTGCCCCGCTCGACTCGATCGGCGGTGTTAAGCCCATCGGCGAATATCAGTTCGCCACCTCCGTCAACATGGGCGCGATCTACGACGTGAACCTGACGCGCCGCCTGTCGGTCTTGCCTTTCAACGTTTCTTCGCTTTTTGATGAAAACCTCGGCGAGCTCGACACGTGGGGTGACTTTGACGGTGTCGACGTGTCGGATGCCAATGCTGTGATTTATGTGCGCAGTACGCCCGACAATCCGGCAGGTAGTCCGACGTGGGGCGAGTGGCGCGTTTGCAACAACAACATCCTCCGCGGCCGCGGCTTCCAGTTCAAGGTTGTTGCTACCAGCGACCAGATCAGCCAAAACGTGATTGTGGATGATCTCGGCGTGGTCGTTGAACTGCAGCAGCGAGCCGAGAGATCGATCCAACTGACAAGTGGCGCTGGCGCGTATGTGGCGACTTTCGTCAATGCCTTCTACGATGCGCCTGCGGTCAGCATTACGCCTCTCAACATGGCGACCGGGGACTACTTCACACTCAGCAGCGTCTCGGCCACTGGCTTCCAAGTAGCATTCTTCAACAGTGGTGGCAGCCCTGTGAGCCGTCAATTCACTTACACAGCCGTCGGGTACGGCAGGAGGATCTGATTCAATGGCCCAGCACGACTATTCCATTGCCAACGCCAGTGGTGCTGCGGTTCGCGCAGACCTCAACAACGCTCTCTCGGCTGTCGTCACGCTGAACAGTGGCGCCACCGAGCCCGCAACCATGTTCGCCTACATGCTGTGGGCGGATACGACCACTGGGCTGCTGAAGCAGCGCAACTCCGGCAACACGGCATGGGTGACGGTTGGCACGATGGCCAGCGCAAACCTCGGCAACCTAGTGGCGCCGGGCAGCGCTGGCACGGCCGATCAGGTGTTGGCCACGAATGGATCGGGGGTGCAGAGCTGGGTTGATCGGGCGCGGTTGGTGCGAGACACTGCCAAGGCGTCGACCAGCGGCACCAACGTTGAATTCACCGGAATTCCGAGTTGGACGAAAAGAATCACAGTGATGCTGAGAGGCGTTAGCACGAGCGGAGCAAGCCCGGTGCAAGTGCAGCTTGGCACGGCCTCAAGCTTTGAAGCGTCGGGATACGCTTCATCAGCGTTCTACTACAACACCGGGACCCTTTCGTCATCGACCACCGGGCTTGTGCTTGACCAGGGTGGAGCCACCGCCGCCAGAGATGGTTCTGCCACCATCCTGAATGTCACCGGAAACGAGTGGGTTCACTCTGGCACGACCTTGTCAATCGGTCCGGCAGTTAGTGCTGGATCAAAGACCCTGTCGGGCGTTCTTACCCGCATCCGCATCACCACCGTCAACGGCACCGACACCTTCGATGCCGGCTCCGTCAACATCATTTATGAAGGCTGATGGCAGTTAAAGCGAAGGCCGGCGCAGCGCGGATCGAGCACCAGCCCGGTTCGCCCAAGAAGACCCGGCAGGGCCGCAGCTTGCGCACCAAGCTCAGCGGCACCAGCCGCAACCCGCAGCGGCGCCGGCGCTACCGCGGGCAAGGCCGGTAATGGACTCCCAAACCCGCGAAAACTGGCGCAGAGTCAAGGAAGCGCTGGAGCGGGCGGGAAAAACCGACAACCACTACTACAGGCGGGCTGTTGCCATCTGCCAAGGCAAGTCCGATCCTTTCGACAGCGAACTGCCTAGGTAGCATCGTTCGGTCGAA